ATTTTGAAGGTGAAACACAAGCTAAATTTTGTAGTAAACATAAAGAAGAAGGTATGATTGATATTAAAAAAAAAACTTGTCAGTATCCTGGATGTAGTATAAGCGCATTTTTTAATTTTGAAGGAGAAAAGTACCGCAAATTTTGTAGTAAACATAAAGAAAATGGAATGGTTGGTGTAAACTACAAAACTTGTGAATATTTAGCATGTAAAACTCAACCTATATTTAATTTTGAAGATGAAATTCAAGCTAAATTTTGTAGTAATCATAAATTAGATGGAATGATAGATATCAAAAATAAACATTGTAAAGCATATGACCCTATCAAAAATGAATATTATTGTAAAACACAATCAAATATAAAATATAAAGGTTATTGTTCTCATTGTTATCAATTTTTATTTCCAAATGATCCATTATCATTTCAAATTCGTTCAAAAACGAAAGAAATTGCTACAAGAAATTATATTAATTACAATTTTGAAGGATTTATACATGATAAACCTTTATTTAGTGGAAATTGTGATTGTACTCATAAAAGAAGAATAGACCATCGTATGCTGATTAATAATACTCTTTTATGTATAGAAACAGATGAAACACAGCATAAAGGTTATGATAAAAAAGATGAAGAAATACGTTACAATGATTTATATATGATACATTCTGGAAAATTTGTTTTTATTAGATTTAATCCTGATAAATATAAAAATAAAGATAATAAATCTGTAAATCCATTTTTATACACTCGTCTACCTATTTTAAAAGAAGAAATAGAAAAACAAATTGAGAGAATAAAAAATGAAGAAAATACTGAATTATTAGAAGTAATCAAATTATATTATGATGGTTATAATTGATTTAGAATTAAATAACTATATATATTAATTATATGGCTGGTGGATTAATGAACTTGGTCAGTGAAGGACAACAAAATATAATATTAAATGGCAATCCGAGCAAGACCTTTTTCAAGGCAGTTTATCAAAAATATACAAATTTTGGACTGCAAAAATTTAGATTGGATTTTGAAGGAGCTAAAACGCTAAGATTAAATGAAGAATCTACGTTTACATTTAAAGTGAAACGCTATGCTGATTTGCTTATGGACTGCTACTTAAGCGTAGAACTTCCCAACATATGGTCACCTATAATGCCGCCTCAAGAGGTTGTAAATTCAGAAGGTGAAACTATATACACTCCTTGGGCTCCCTACGAATTCAAATGGATTGATAATATTGGAGCGCAAATGGTAAGCCAAATATTAATCACTTGTGGAAACCAAACACTTCAACAATATTCTGGACAATATCTTTTATCGGCAGTCCAGAGAGATTTTACCGGAACAAAAAAATTATTATTCGACCAAATGTCTGGAAATGTACCAGAGCTTAATGATCCCGCAAATGCTGGTACTCGTGTAAATGCTTATCCAAATGCTTATTATACTACAAACCCAGCAGGGGCTGAACCAAGTATTAGAGGCAGAATAATTTACATTCCATTAAATTCGTGGTTTAGTTTAAAAACTCAAATGGCTTTTCCTTTAGTAGCACTACAATATAATGAATTACAAATAACCGTTACCTTTAGACCAATCAATGAATTATTCAGAATTCGCGACGTATTTGATTATACAAACAATTTCCCGTATGTACAACCGAATTTTAACCAATATTACCAACAGTTTTATCGGTTTCTTCAACCTCCACCGGATGTTACGTTAGGGCCAACATCATATGTAGATACAAGAACAATTTGGAATTCAGATATAAATTTAAATTGTACTTATGCTTTTCTCTCCAATGATGAAGTAAAACTTTTCGCAAAAAATGAACAAAAATACTTATTCAAGCAAGTACACGAGAATATTTTCTACAATGTAACAGGAGCAAACAAGATTCAACTAGATTCAATGGGATTAGTAACTAGTTGGATGTGGTATTTACAGCGAAGTGATGCTAATTTAAGAAATGAATGGTCAAATTACACAAACTGGCCTTATAACTATATTCCAAATGATTTACAGTTAGCGCCTACGGCAGGAAGTTATACAAATCCTAATCCGCCACCTGGTACACTTGGTCCAGGATTAAACCCTGACGGAACTTTAACAGGTTTAATGATTACAGGAGATTATAGTATGCAGAATGTAAAACAAATATTACTCGGTCTTGGAATTCTTTTGGATGGACAATATAGAGAGAATATTCAACCTGCAGGTGTTTATAATTTTATTGAAAAATACACTAGAACTGCTAGTAATGCTCAAGAAGGGTTATATTGTTATAATTTTTGTTTGGATACATCATCTTTAAATTTACAGCCATCTGGTGCGATAAATATGAATCGTTTCAATCAAATAGAGTTTGAGTTTACAACAATTATTCCACAGTTAGATCCTTTAGCCCAAGTTTTAACCATTTGTGATCCTGAGACGGGTGATATTGTAGGTATTAATAAGCCCACTTGGCGAATATTCGATTACAATTTCAATTTAGTACTCTTTGAAGAAAGAATAAATATGGTTACATTTGTTGGCGGCAATGCTGGGTTACAGTATGCTACTTAAATTAATTATATTATATAAAAACTTAAAAATAATTATTTATATTATTTTAATATGACTCAAATCAGAAGAATTATTACAAGCTCAAAAGATTTTTTCCCAAAATGTGTAGATTGTAAAAATTTTATTAAACACGTTGAAAATAATAAAGAATACAATAATTTGGGTAAATGTAAAAAGTATGGTTATTTTTTACCTAACACACTAGGAACTGTAAATTTTTATGCTCTTTCTTGTAGAATGGATGAAAAATTTTGCGGGAAAAATGGTTTAAACTTCGAAAAATAAAAAACTGAAAAACGTTTGAAGATACGTTTTAAAAACTGAAAATCGTTTGAAGATACGAATCCTAAGCCAAAGAACATTCTTTCCTAAGCCAAATAAATTTCCAGAAAATTATTTAATAAATAATTAATTTATTAAATAAAATCATTATTTTTAAAAGCTCATATAATTGCAATATACAATGAGTCATTTTAAAGTTTACTATCCTGAATGCTCTCAAAACGAACAAAACAAAATTAGAAGGGAAACTGAAATTCTTGAGGAACGTGCCCTTTTATCCCGCATTGACCGCCTGCCTTATTTCCTTCAAAGACTTGTTGGCGAGTTCTCCCCAGTCGTAGCAGAACAAAGACCTTTGGTTAAATACGAGTTTTTCGACAGATGGATTATTGAAAATACCGAACGCATTATGAGTTTAATCGAAGGATGGTCGAAACCTCACGTTGGTTACGTTTTAAACAGTATAATTCAACTTGCTGAGCCAGAATTCGACGGATACTTAAAAGGACAAACCTGTTACCAGCACTGGGACGCAAAATATATGCGAAAACAAATCAAGGTTTATATTAGCCACCGCACTAAAAAAATGCGTCCGGATATTTTGGAAGATCTTCGACATCAGCGCACTTACATCGTCCACAAATTTGTACCCTGCCGAGTTAATCCTGCGTTTGACGAATGCCCGCCTATCAGAGTCTATGGAGCTTACAAGGCAATTGAGGAGTACGATACAAGACTGAAGATGAAAATGAAAAAGGGAAAAAATCCCAAAAATAAATAGTAGAATAGATTTTTAGTAGTAGATTATATTACATAGATTAATATAACTTTTAAATTAATTAATTACGTCTTATCTGGTGGAATTCCAGTCGGTTCTTTGAACGGGGTAAAACGCCCTATAATTTTATTTTACTTTTTAAAAAGCTAGATAGTTTCTTTAAGCCATTTTGGCAAAATATAATATAAGATTCTTTAAGTAGTTTTAATAATATATATTCTAGAATATGAATTTTATTGATTTTTTTGCCCAAAAAGTCGAGGATAAAAAGTGAAAATGGACAAAAAAAATGTCCATTTTTAAAAAGTGGACAAAGACTTTTGTAAAAAATGTATTTTTACTGCATAATGAAAAATTAGCGTCTCACGACAATTTATAAATTTTCTATTTTGTTAGCATAAATTTTTATTATTTTTATAAAAAAGTATTTAGGCGTTTTTTTATTATTCATATATATAATAAAATGAATAATAAAAAAACGCAAAAAAACGCCTCTTATTTTTGTGAAATATGTGAATTCAAAACAGATAACAAAACTGACTATAATAGACATATATTGACACCAAAACATTCTAATAATAAGTTTTTAGTAAATAATAATAATGGAAAAACGCCTCAACCAATATTTGCTTGTTATTGCGGTAAAGAATATAAATATCAATCTGGATTATGTGGTCATAAAAAAAAATGTTCTCAAGCTTTTGAAAAATTAGAAAAACAAGAAAAAGAAGAAAATAAAATAATAGAATCATCTAACAACATAGCACCAGAATTGATAATAGAAATTATTAAACAAAATCAAGAATTCAAAGATTTGTTACTAGAACAAAACAAAACAATTATTGAACTGTCAAAAAATAGTAGTACAACAAATAATACAATTAATAATAATTCACATAACAAATCATTTAATTTAAATTTCTTTTTAAACGAAACGTGTAAAGACGCAATGAATATAATGGATTTCGTTGATTCAATTAAAATTCAGCTATCTGATATTGAAAGTATAGGTGAATTAGGTTACGTTAATGGAATGTCAAAGCTTATAATTAAACATTTAAATGCTTTAGATGAAAATATGAGACCTGTACATTGTAATGATCCAAAAAGAGATTCCTTATATGTTAAAGACGCAAATGTTTGGGAAAAAGAAAGCTCAGATAATAAGAAAATAAAAAAAGCAATCAAGTACATTTCCCATAAGAATATTTGTGCGATTCCTGAATGGAAAGCCAAATATCCAGACTGTATTTATAGTGATTCCAAAAAAAGCAATCAGTATAATCATATTGTAGTAGAAGCTATGGGAGGTCCAGGCGATAATGATTGCGAAAAAGCAGACAAAATAGTAAAGAAAATAGCGAAAGAAGTGACAATTGATAAATAATATTTTATTTCAAATAAGAATTAGAGGCAAGAGGACCTTCGTCAATAAATTCACCAGTAAGCGAGTATCTTTCAGAATAAGAAGGCATATTTTTTAAACCAGATGGTTTATATCGATCATCAAATAATTTGCGCCCTTTAATAAATTTACTTGACCATTTATCTATACCAAAATCAGGCATAGCAGGTTTTTCGAATTTATCTTCTGTAACAATCCTGGCTTGAGTTCCGAATCCAGTAGTTAAAGGAGAATAATTAGGGGTAACTCCAACAGTTAATTTTCCAGCATCATCATTTCCGATAATATTTTCTCCAGTACTTGGAGAGAGAGGAGGAACTTGCGGCTCGCATCCAGGACAATCTATATCAGACATACATTGCTGACCAGTAATAGAGCAACGATTAGGAGGACCGCACATATTTTTACAACTGCTTGTTGTTGTTAAAGGCACATCAACATTATGACTAGTATCTGGGCTGCCAGTATCACGAATAGCCTGAGTATTTGTGTCAAATCCTTCCTGAGATAATTTAACATAATTATTCGCAACTAAATAGTTTATCCATTTAAAAATACATATTAAAAGTAAAAAGCTAATTAAAGCAATTAAAATAGTATTTTTTGAAATATTCATATATTATTATCTAATATTTTAAATTTTATAATATTAGATAATAATTTATAAAGTGAATCATCAAGAATAATAATTAAAAAATAAAATAATTTTATATTATTAATATAAGTATAAATGTCGACTACAAGTGATACCTCAGCTATTGATGAAAAAAAGGAAGAAGAAACAGTCACTGATGAAAATTTATCATCAAATATAGGTAAATTTTTAATATCATTATTAATAATTGTATTCATTTTAATATTAAATTTTTCAGCAGGAGGGTGTGTATTATATGGATGTAAAATAGGCCAAGCAAATATTTTACCTACTGATGAAAAATGTATGCCATATGAGAATAATACTCCAAGTGTACAACAAATTCCAATAAACATTTTTGATACATTTACTGATCCACCATTATCACAAAAAATCTCATTTCCTTATGCGATGAATAATAAAAGTACTATTTTAGACATGTTAAGAGATTATAAGCAAAGACCAAATTCGAATAATTTAATGAATTATTTTATTTCAATTCTCGAGAGTTTATTTGTTTTTAATTTTTCGTCTTTAAATACATTTTTAAATTTATTGAATCAAGCCCCGGAATCTTTAATAATTCTTTTTGGTCCGGTAATAATGATGTTTTATACATCCATTTTAATATTTATAGATTTTTTTTATGTAATATACTTATGGTTTTATCAAATGTCGTGGTTTTTTTCAGTAAACACAAATACAGGTGATACAGGAAAACCAAAATGGCAAAGCACAATAGACCCATTTAAATTAGGTATGGGTTGTTTTTTAGTATTTGTGTTTTCTATACTTTTTTGGGTAGGGTTGTTATTGTTACCATTTATTCCTTTAATAGCACCATTAGTATTAGTAATTTGTGTGTTTACTATATTAAGCTGTAAAGGTGAAATGAATAATAAGGTTGTCTCAGTTTTATCAATAATCAAAGACTTGTTTAAATACAATAAATTAACTGTTTCATCGGTTATTACATTTTTTGTGGT